AACCGTCTCTGGACTAAAGGTGAACAATAAGTTGGAGTTCGGTTCTGGTAGCGGAGTGTTTGATTTGAGCGGTATCACATCTGGCACCATTAAGCTTTCTGAAAGCGGAGGCCCCACTGTTCAATACGGAACTCTTAGTGGCGGCGATATAAGTTGTGGAAAAATAAGCACCAACAATGAGTTCACTCAAACTGGAAACGTTACCTTCAGCACCGGAACTGGAGACGTTACGTTGAAGGGAAACACTACGATGACTGGAAACGTTACCTTCAGCACCGGAACTGGAGACGTTACGTTGAAGGGAAACACTACGATTTCTGGAAGTCTTTTAACTGCGACCGGAAAAATAAAAGGCATAAATGCTTATACCACAAATCAGTATCCGACGAACACAAACGCTGGTGGTTTCGCTCTTGGAACAATAAGTGGCTATATTTTAAATTATGCAGTCGATAGAGATGACCGTACTAAAGGAGTGTTGTTCAATAGAAATAACATTACGTGTTCGGCAATTAATACATCTGGACCATTTCCAATTCGCTTAAATCCGTTGATGATCGCTGGCGAAGGTGGTGGTAAAGTTATAGAGTCTGTGTTTTATAGCATCAGCGGTGTTAGTGGGGATAGAGTCTTCTTAAATTCTTCCGAACATATTTTGGTTCCTGGAATGATAGTGACAGTTTCCGGAACCGTAAGAAATCTTTCTGGCGGTCCATTTCACATCGCAGACGTTGATCCAGATCCGAACCGCAATGTAATATATCTGACCATCCCGATTGGATCTAGTTGGGGAGGAACTTCATACAATATCGGAGCGGGATGGTTCGACAATGGCGTCCCTACGACAGCTTCGGCAGGAGTCGGTCTCGTCGTTGAATCGTCTGCGAACGTAGGGCTTTTTGTTTCTGGAAAAGGGTACGGAAATGGTGCAGACACAAGCATCACAGCCTCTGGCGGTCTTATTTTAGGGAACTATGAAGGGTCAAGACCTGGAAAGATTTCAACTGCCGTTGGCGTAAATGGTCTCAACATAACCTCCGCGAACGGCGACATGAAGTTTTTTGGAGAGACTGGAGGCGCGAGGCTTACCGTTCCCCAAGCGGCAGGAACGGCGGTCTCTGTGTCGGGAGGGCTTAATGTGTCTGGAACCTTGACTGCAGATACGTTAACAACCGGAACGAACACAGTTTCCTTGAACGGTCAAGTCAGGATCGCGAACAATACTACAAGTGCCCTGAACGTGTCTGGACTGACAACCGTCTCGGGACTTACGGTGAATAATACTCTCACCGCCAACGGAGATGTGACGATTGCTGCAAATAAGAATTTGACGATGACTGCTGGAACCGGAATCTTCTCAACAGCAACTGGAAACGTTAGTTTGAACGGACCAACTACATTATCTGGGGTTGCGACCGTAAATCATGGGGGCAAGGTATTTCAAGTAAACGCAACGTCTGTGCAGCAAGTCGCAAATGTTTCAAACACGACTATGACAAGGGTGTTTTCAATGGTAGGGTTCCCATCTGGATTGTACTCTTTCAACGCAGTTGTTACCAGAAACACTTCAACTTTAAATGCATATGCCACCGGCTACTTTTGGAACATTCCGATATTTTATTGGAACGGAACCTCTTTTGGAGTAAGCACCTCAAACCTGTTAGGTGCCTCCAATGCCAACTCGTTGTTGAATTATATTTGTTTTGCAGGGGCAGGTCCTGCTCTGCTCGCTTTCAATCAGTCATGGTTGGCTTCTACATCAACTGACGGTTTGGGGACGACGGCGGTCCCACCAAGCTACGGAAACGACACTACAATTGCAGTTTGGCAAAACAGCGGACAAACTGTCGAAGTAACCTCATGGGTAACATTCGTCCATACTCTTACTTAAACTTTTACAGTTTGCGTAAAGTAAGAAGCATGTTCTCAATTTTCTGGATATTTACAGGAGCCATCGTGGGTCTTTTGCTCGTGTCCGTCTTCGTCCCGCCAGCGCGCAAGGACATGCAGGTTCCCACTCCGTTCTCAAAGTCCGTGTATCGCACTCCGTCGGGGTGCGTCAAGTTCAAGACCGAGCGCGTAGAGTGCTCCGAAGAGGCCACCTCCCTGAATTTCGTCGCATCCTCACATAAATAGATGTTCCAGCTCCAACTTTCAAAGCTCCTCGCCAATCCCCGAAGCATAAAGGTCCTTTCCTTCCTCGTAGGATTCGGCATCGTCATTCTCATGTGCCACAAACCCATACGCACCCAGCTGACGCTCGGAGTCCCTGTGGCCGAACTCGAGGAAAAAACTGTGAGGTCCGACGGTCAGTGCTTCCGCTATCGCGCGGAAGACTCCAAGTGCGAATTCTCCGACTCTAAATAAACATGGCAGACGGCGCAACCGATTTGAGTTCTCTTCTCGGCGGCGGACCAGTTCAGTCGCCCGCATTTGCCCCAATGGTGACGGGCGGCGACCCTTTCATCGCTCCTCTTCCCTCCAACTCCCCCGCCTCAACTCTCAAGAGCAACGAGGCCACCTTCTTCACTGTCTATCGCGCATTCAAGCGTCTTCTCACCTACGTCTCCTTCTTTCTCGCCGCAGTCATCATTTCTCTCCCCGCTCCCCGCCACCTCTTCCTCCAATACATTCCCAACACCTACACCTCGGGCGGCGTCGTGTCCTACATGGGCGCCGGCATTCTAGGCCTCATCGCGGTCGCCATAACCTACGTCCTCACGACCCTCCTCAATGTCCTCGTCTAACACGAATAGACATACTTCCGCAGTCCGTATTCCCGCATGCACTTTTGCAGAAACATCTCGCAGTCCGGACACGGCTTTGAGTTTCTCACTTCCCCGCTTTTGTTCAGTCGCACAACTTCAAGCGTACATCCGCTCAGTTGTGAAATGTCTCCTAGACGCTTCACAACTGCCCGTTCCGCATGCAAACTCTGGTCGGACCATCCCGATCCACGACACCTCGTTCCCAGCATGTTCCTTGCGACCGCAATGACCTTGCGCCTCCTCAGAATAGTCGCAACATGAAACTCGGTGTTATGAACCCGCATGTAGTCCATCTTTGCAACTTAAATCTCGGTAAACCGAATCCGTTTTCAATCAAGCGAACTATAAAGGTAATGGATCAATGGTTTTACCTTCGGCGTAGGTCAAAGGGGTGGACGCAAGACCCGCCTGCGTCCATCCACCCCCGAATCCTTTTCGGTCCAGGATGTTATTTGGACAAACCCGGATTCATTGAAAAATACAACATAAGTCACGTCATCAACTGTGCGTTCGACACAGACTGCCCCGAATCCTTTCGCAGAAAGAATCCAGACAAGTATGCGTGTCTCAACGCAGTCGACAGTCTTGAAGCCGACATTTTGAATTGGTATCCGATCTTTGAATCCACTCTCAACATGTTCCTACAAGACCCGCAGTGCAGGAACGTATACGTTCACTGCCAGTGCGGAATCAACAGGAGCGGCTTTCTTTCGGTGGCGTATGCTTGTAAGAAACTCAAGTTCCCGTATCATGACGTAGTCAAGAGCATAATGTTCCAACGACCGTGTGCGTTGACGAACCCCCACTATCGCTCCCAAGTCTACCATTTCTGCAAATAATACTTTCACGACACATGCTCGCAAACACATATGGACAACGTATTCCGAACGAAGAAATTCAGGGATGTTCCGGCGCGATCGAGAATGCACCCCGTCATTACGGGAACACTGGATTCTATCCATCAATCTATCGTGAATTCACTGAAAGACGCGAATCACGAAGAACTTCAAGTCCGGCAGGGGGAAATACAGGAGCAAATATGTGGATTGGAAACGTCTCAGTCCATAGAAGATATTTTGGAGGTTTCAAAGCTTCAAGCCGAGTTGGACGCGATACTTTGTGCGACGAACGACGCGGTTCCGCTGGAATCCTACTACCTGAAAAACGCGGACATCATGATGAAATACTACGGGACGCAGGAAAAGTCGCACATCGTTTCTACCCCGGGAAACCACAACACGTTCTTGAAATACTTGCACGCCAGTCTTCCGTCTGAATCCGCCACTTCCAAGAAAGAACTGTTTGAATCCTACGCTTCTCGCATGAAGCTCAATACAGTTCAACCCGCCGAATCCGACAAGCCCGACTCTGCGGAGCACTGTCACGCCTGCAACGTTGCCCGCGAAGAACTAACGTCCGAGGGAATTCTCGTGTGTCCTACCTGCGGATCCGAAGAACACATGCTCGTCGTTTCCGATTTCCCGAGTTTTCGTGATCCGCCAAAGGACCGGAACAATTACGCATACAAGAAGATCAACCACCTCAACGAAATTCTGAATCAGTTTCAGGCAAAGGAGTCCACGATCATACCTAGCGAAGTCATGGACGAAGTGGTTTGCGAAATCAAGAAGCGCCGAATTCAAAATATTGCAGAATTGACCGAGAAGGACATGCGCGAAATCCTAAAGAAACTCAACAGGTCAAAGTTTTACGAGCACGCCACGCATATCCTGTCCCGACTCAACGGCAATCCGCCCCCGACCATCACCCCCGAAATAGAGGAAAAGATCCGAGCGATGTTTCAGGAAATCCAGGCGCCTTTTTTGGTGTATTGTCCCGACGACAGAACCAATTTCCTGTCATACTCCTACATCTTGTATAAGTTCTTTGAACTGCTTGAACTGGATGAATACAAGGTCTACTTTCCCCTTCTAAAATCCAGAGACCGATTGATCGCCCACGACGAAATATGGAAGAAGATTTGCGACTATTTGAAGTGGGAGTTCATTCAGTCGGTTTAGCGACGGCTGCCGTTGAGGAGTCCCTTGACCACCAGGGTGTAGACGAGTGCAAACACGACCGCGTGGGTGGCCGCGACCGTCATCGTAGAGCCGCCAGGAGGCAGGGAGACAAGAACGCCAGGAGTCAGCACGAAGAACAGGGCGGCGAGCACAAGGAGTTTGGTGTACATTTTGTTTTACCGCAAGGAAAATTTATGGAAAGGTGTATTTTCCAAAAAAGCGAATCAAAGCAGGAATCTTTCCTACGTCACGACCGTAACTTAAATCCCCGCCGGCGTAGCATAAATACGGCATCCCTGGCATGTGTTTCGGCAGCTTCTCAGGACACTTCTTGTAGCACAATCCGTCTACTTTGTCAACGTATTCGTCTCCGCCGGGACCCGGGCATTTTCCGCCACCGTCTAATCGTCCCTTTATAGCTCCCCCCTTAGCACATCCAGTCCAATAAAGCCCCCAATTCACACAGCGATCGTTCCACCCCATCGGTTCTCTACACGTCAAGCCGTCGTTGTTCCATCCTTCCGGACAATCTTCCAGTCCAATCGGAGTTCCGATTCCAATATTCTCAGAGTTGGCCCAGCACACTGGTCCTACCCCGTGGTATCCCTCTTTACATTTCTGGTAGCACAGTCCATCCTGTAAGTCCGGGTGATCAGTAGGACACGTGAACGGACTCAGAGCTGCAATCTCCTTTCCTCCAAGTCGGAATTGCTGAAACGTCAAAAAGATCATTTCAAAGTTCCCAATTAACCATCCAAGCCCAACGTCTGGCGTGGATAGTTGGAAGTTTTCATAGATAGGTTTGACGGCGTAATAGAACAGTAGTCCAATCATACCCCATATTGCTACAACGAAGAGGTCCATTATGATTTGCGGTGATATTTTCACAGGGCAAACATATAACAATAAAATTATGTGGGGTCAGCATCTAGTTATGGATATCGCGAGATGCAACCCTTCACGAATTCGCTCTTCTAAAAACATTTATCTGTTCACAAATGAGCTTGTCAAACGAATAGACATGGTCGCCTATGGCGAGCCACAAATTGTGATGTTCGGCACAGGAAACAAAAAGGGATATACGTTAGTTCAGCTTATTGAGACATCCAACATTTGCGCCCATTTCGTAGAAGAGACAAACGATATGTATTTGGACGTTTTCAGCTGTAAGCCATTTAATCCGCTAGTAGTAAGGGCAACTGTTGTAGAGTATTTTCGGCCTGACGATATTATTGTTCGCAATATGGACCGCCAGGCTCCTGAACTACGGTGAAAAAGTTCTAGATGTTGAGTTTTGTTTTTTAATTTACCAGTCGTAGTCCTCTTCAAGAATACGCTCTTCCTCCTCCTCCAGACTCTCACCATCATCCGATATGTAGAAGGCGGTGTTTAGAAGTTCGGGTCTAGGGTCGTACTCTTCTAACAGGGCGAATATCTTTTCGCGCTGCTCGAGACTTGACGAGTCAATCACCATTCCTGCAGGAGCAGGGCTTCCGACCGACACATGCGGAGACACTCCGATCGTTTCACAAATCGTGGACCACAGCATTTTACTCTGACTTGTGCTTCTTCGTAGGGGGTGGAGTAATAACGATGATAAGTTCTGGGTCTCTCTGTCGTTTCATTTTACCTTTTGTTGCCCTAAAACTCAAAATCCGTTTTCGACGATCACGCGAAGGGTCCGTGGATGTCAGAGGCGATACGGCAATCTCCGTTCTTGCCCTTCACGGTTCCGAGTGGACACGGAGTATCTGCCTTGGTATCTGGATTACTGAAGCGTTCTAGCAAGGGACGGATGTACATGTAAATGAAGTGATTGGAAACCACGAAGAAGAGGCTGTGAATGATGGACTGTTCAAGCAAGGACGCACCTGGCGGAATACTTAGGTGGACGCGAGGAACCAGAATCATGAAGAGCAGTGCCTTTAGAAGCAGATTCACCCACATCTTTATATCTGACCGAGGTTTTTACGCAAGAGAATAGGTTGGTCCGCCGGTCGGAAGACAGTCACCGCTGTCAGTAGCCTTGTATCCGTTGGGACACTTTGGTCCGTAATTTCCAAACCTCTCACGAGCGTTCCAGTAGAAATACATGACCACGGACGTTACCACCGAAAATAGCACGGCGTGAACTACCAGAACGGTGGCTTTGGTTCCTCCGGGCGGAATACGAGTGAGAACGCCAGGCACGAAGGCTACGAAAAGTACTGCAGCTATAATGCTACTAACGAGTTCCATTTACTCTTTGATATCCGAAGATTTCTTTGAGCACGCGGAACAACTCGGCGTAGCCACCTGGATTTTCGAGTAGTTCACGGCTACGAACATTCCCACTGCGATCAAGGTTAGCACGATCCACGTCCAGTTCATTTATTCCAATAAGAGTTTTCATTCAAAGGCCGAATAACATACAGATGGGTATTCCATTTTACTTTGCTAGCTTAATCAAGTCCCACAGAGGCATTACACGCACCGTGAAACAACGTCAAGATGTCGACGTTCTGGGCGTGGACTTCAATTGTCTCATTCATCGGTATTTGAAGGAGGATAATCCAGTCGGGTCCGTCGTGGATGCGTTCGCACACATCATGGACAAGGTTTGTCGTCCGAAACACGTTCTTATTGCAATGGATGGAATTGTTCCATACGCTAAGATCGTTCAGCAGCGATACCGACGAATGCGTATTAAGACGGAAGACGATAAGGGGTTTGACCGCAACCAAATTTCGCCAGGGACTCCTTACATGAAGGAGCTGGAGGAGGCACTGCGTCAGAGGTTCCCGCTTGCTCAAATCAGCTCTACACTGGAAGAGGGTGAAGGAGAACACAAGCTTTTTCATATGATTCGGAAACTTCCAGAGTCTGAGCGGAAGAACGTATGTATTTATGGTCTTGACGCTGACTTGATTTTGATTTGTCTCCAGCATGCTTCTGTGTCACAACAGATGGGTCTCTTGCGTGAGAGCGGAGAATTCAACGACCCGAAACTAGCTTCTGCAGAGTTTGCAGTTCTGAGCATTCAAGCCCTTCAAGAACAAATCCCTCTACCGATTCCGCAATATTCAGCCCTGATGATTCTGTGTTTCGGGAACGATTTCATGCCAAACCTCGGTATGTTTTCATTGAGAGAGGGAGGATACGAACGGGCGTTGGAAATTTATGAGAATGCCGGTAATCCAGATCTTCTTACGTTTGAAGGTAGGGATGCGTTTTTAGATACGGCTGAAAAGGTGGAGACGCGCGTTCTAAAAGAACGTATTTCGCTGCGCAAACGTCCAGAGGAAAAGGCACTTATGGGAAGAGACGGATCTGCGTTTGAACGGCAATACCGTCTCCATATTCTTGACGGCGTTCAATCAACGCAAAAGGTCGTTGACGCATTCTGGAAGACGTTTCACTGGACGCTCCACTATTTCCAAACAAACACGCCACTGAATTGGGACTGGGTGTATCCTTACCCCGATGCCCCTCTTCTCAAACATATCATGGAACACAGCGAAACGGTGTGTCTATCGGGAAACCGAACGTTCGGAATCCAGCAACAACTTCAGTTCATTCTTCCGGCTGTGTCGTTGCGCAAGGCCAAGAAGCTCGTAAAGTTCCCAGACGAATTGTATGCTGAAACCCGCAATCCATGGATGAAACGAAACGAGTGGGAAATGAAGCCACGCATTTCTCTTCCGTGGAATCCGACTAGCGCCTTAACTGAAATCGTCCGCCTTTGAGACCTATTGAAAAATGTTTGGAACTAATTTCTGCAAGAGTTCCGTTAGGACGCATCATGTGTCTCGTTGCTGGGTTCTCATCAACAGGGTCAACCACGTTTTCCCCCAATTGAAACGTCCGAGTTGAATCCTCCGTTTTGTGATTCCAGTAATCACTGTTTATCCTCTGCAGTTCTCTCACGTGGGCTAATTTCATCATTCCTTCACCGGACATTTCTCGAGACCAATTTCGTGATAAATACTCAATGTATTTGGCTCGGTAGACAAATGCACTGGTAATGACCGTATTGGACCGAAACGTGTCTATACACGCCTGAACGGTTGCTGGCTTGGGTTTATTGAGGCGATTGTTCACGGTGTTGTGAGCCCTCGCTATAAACAAAAATAGATTGAACCTGCTGTCTGCCCAATCTGGATGTAAGGACGTATAGTTCTGGAAAAGGATCTTGAAATGGTGATAGCAGTGAATGCACGTAAGTGTCTCTCTAAACGCGTCCATGAACCGTTTGAGTATTTCCTTATCTGCGTGCGAAGGGTTCTCTGGATATAGCATAGATACTGAATGAAGCGTCATCCAACCAAGCGGACCCCATAAACTCGTCATTCTTGTTAATTATGAAAGTGAAATGAATCCGGCGGTAATTCCGCCCTCTAGTATTTTCCGAGCGATTGCCGGAGGAGTCGTTTTGCTTTTCAAGAGACCGTGTTTCTGAGCGACTTCTTTGACTTGGGAGTCGCTCATTTTCTTCAATTTCCTGCGGATCGTTTTACTCCGTCGTTTTGTTCCTGAATCCGTGAGGATTTGAATGCGACTTCGCCTTGCAGTTTTCTTTAGAGGCGGAGACTTTGCAGGATCGGCAACTCCCTTTACTTTCAAAATACTTTTCAACGGTTTTCGGAGAGTTCCTGCGGATTTAGGTTTGGGTTCACTCTTTTCAGAGGGAATAGGAGGTAGCGAATCCTGTCCCATTTTTGTCACCGTAACGTTTTTTTCACTCATTCTCTTTGAAAACGAATAAGATAACATTTACGCCAGAAGTGTATCAATAAGCTACGATGGAGTGGAACGCTGTTCGGTCGTATTTTAACACGAAGGGAGTTTCTAGATTGGTAGAGCATCAGATCGATTCGTTTGAAGATTTCGTTCGCAATAAGATTCCGCTGATTGTGGCCTCTACTGCTCCGATCGTCGTGTGGCACGAGCAGGACGAGACTACAAAGAAATACAAATACGAGTTTCGGCTTTCGTTTGAGAACATCACGTATTTGAAACCGAGAATTCAGGAGGCGACTGGACGCGTGAAGCCGATGTTTCCCCAGGAAGCCCGAGTTCGCAACTTCACGTATGCGGCTCAAATGTTCTGCGACGTTCGCTTTGTTGCGCGGGCGTATAAAGGACAGACTCTCGCAGAGCACGACGAGTTCGTTCGCGTCTTCTCAGGCGTGTCGCTTGGAAAGATTCCTGTTATGCTCGGTTCGTCTCTTTGTATTCTCAATGACTATCCTATGTCCCGGGAGGAGATGGGAGAGTGTCCCAACGACCCACTTGGATACTTCATCATTCACGGAAGCGAGCGCACGATTCTGTGTCAGGAAAAGGTGGCGGACAATCGCACAATGGTATTCTTTAACAAGAAGACGGTATCCAAATACACTTACTCTGTGGAGACCAAGTCGCTACATGAATCATTCACCACGCCTCCCAAGAAACTGGAGATTCGTATTTCTGCAAAGTTTAATGGATTGGGGTATCCTCTCACGATCTGCGCGCCCCGATTCCGCGAGGAACTGCCGTTGCTCATCTTCTTCCGTGCACTCGGAGTGGAATCCGACGAGGAAATCGCCAAGTTGATTTGGAAAGACGATTTGGATAACGCAGAGACGTTGGCTGCGTCATTCAAGGAGTGTGCGGACGCAGGGGTGTATACTCGGACAGACGCAATCCAGTATCTCGCAACCCATCTCCAATACACGACCACGCACGAGGACAAGTGCGCGTACGTCCGCACTCTTCTGGAGACCGAGTATCTTCCGCACGTAAAGTTCGGAGGCGAGTCGGCGGGCACAAAGACTCTGGAAGCCCGCAAGTGTCTTATCACTGCATCCATGGTTCGCAGAGTCATTATGGCAGAGCAGGGCAAGATTTCGGTGGACGATCGCGATGCGTACCCCAACAAGCGCATCGTAACAACGGGATCTTTGCTGACCCATCTGTTCCGCCAGCTGTTCCAGAAAGTGTGTAAGGACATTCGCGGCAAGTTTGTGAATGAGGTCAATAACGATACGTGGAAGAAGCACGAGACTCCTCAGCCTCTAGATGTTCTGAACGTCAATAACCTTTATAAGATTCTCAAGGTGTCTACGATTGAAGGCAAGCTGAAGCAGGCACTTGCGACAGGCAACTTCACAGTTCAGGGACTCGGAACGTCCAGTTCGGCATCTATGTCCAACGCGACCAAAGTGGGTGTCTCACAAGTCCTGAATCGCCTTTCGTATCTTGCCACAATCAGCCATTTGAGGCGTATTCAGACACCGGTGGAAAAGTCAGGGAAGCTTCTGGCGCCACGCAAGCTCCACGGAACCAGCTGGGGATACGTCTGTCCCGTAGAGACTCCGGAGGGTCATTCCGTCGGTATCGTGAAAGCCATGTCCATGCTAACCTCCATCACGCAGCACACGCCTTCCTCAGTAACTCTCCAAATCTTGGAGCGAATGTCTGGAATTGATTGGATCGACGGAATTCGGAGGTATGAGGGAACCTCTATCCTTGTGAATGGCGTGATTGTAGGATACACGAAGCATCCAGCCCGTATCCACGCAGAGCTCAAGGACGCCAAGCGGCGCTTCCAGCTCCATCCTCATACCGGCGTGTCATGGCACATTCTTCTCAACACAATTTCCGTGGAGTCGGATGGCGGTCGCGTCGTGCGTCCTCTCTTCCGTGTAGAGAACCAAGCGTGTCTTCCGCATCCTGCGTCCGAGACGTGGAACGACTGGGCAAAGTCGTGCGTGGAGTACATTGATTCTGCAGAGTCGGATACTGTGCTTGTCGCAATGACGCCAAAGGAGATCACGAAGAACCACACGCACTGCGAGATCCATCCCACGATGATTCTGGGGCATATGGCGTCCAGCATTCCCATGTCGGACCACAACCAGTCTCCTCGTAACACGTATCAGTCTGCAATGGGCAAGCAGGCTATTGGAATCTTTGCTAGGAACTATGCCAAGCGACTGGACAAGAACGGATACATCTTCTGCCAGCCCGCTCGGCCGTTCGTAGAGACTCGCACGATGCGGATTCTCAAGACAGAGGAGATGCCCTTTGGAATGAACGCCATCGTGGCCATCGGAATTTACGGAGGGTATAATCAGGAGGATTCCGTGATTCTCAACAAGTCTGCCGTGAATCGTGGCCTGTTCCGAACGCTCTACTACACTCTCTACAAGGACGAGGAGCATCGTAACGTGACGTCGGGCAAGGAGGAGAAGTTCCTGCGGCCCATGCGTGAGAACACTCGGGGCTTCAAGACGTCATCGTATCATGCGATTCAGGACAACGGGCTTCCAGCTGTAGGATCCATGATCCACGAGAACGATGTCGTTATCGGCAAGGTCACAAACTTGAAGAACGACACGAACGGGTATGCCTATCGGGACTCGTCGACTACACACAAGAACTCAGAAACGTGCAGAGTAGATGGCGTTTGGCAGGACAAGAACTCGGACGGATATCCTTTCGTAAAGGTCCGTGTCGTGTCCGAGCGTGTCCCTGAAATTGGCGATAAGTTCTCGAGTCGCCACGGCCAGAAGGGAACGTGTGGAATTCTGCTGAACGAGGACGATATGCCGTATACTGCATCGGGTCTGCGCCCAGACCTTATCATGAATCCTCACGCAGTTCCGTCCCGCATGACGATTGCACAACTCATGGAGACGATGTTTGGAAAAGTGTGCTCCATGAAGGGAACGCTCGGAGACGGAACGCCGTATTCGCATCTCACTCAAAAAGAACTCCGAGAGCAGATGATTGCTCTGGGAATGCACCCGTATGGGAATGAGATTCTCTATAACGGCCAGACCGGAGAGATGATGGAGGCGGAAATCTTTATGGGTCCTACATTCTACCAGCGCCTCAAGCACATGGTGACCGACAAGAAGCATTCACGTGCACGTGGCCCGATTGTCTCCCTAACTCGGCAGCCTTGCGAGGGTAGGTCTCGTGACGGCGGTCTGCGTGTTGGTGAGATGGAGCGTGACTGTATGTTGTCTCATGGCGCTGCAATGTTCACCAAGGAGCGATTGATGGATGTATCGGATCCATTCACGACCGGCTTCTGCAAGTCGTGCGGCACTCTTGCAGTCGTGAATCCGAAAGAGAATATCTATCACTGCGGTTCGTGTGGGGCTCAAACACACTTTGAGCTGAAGACAATTCCGTATGCAGTAAAGCTATGGGCTCAGGAGCTGGAGGCAATGCACATCGTTCCTAGGATGGTGTTTGAGTAGTGGTGTATGATACTAAGAAGTCGGCCAGGCATCATTAATCGCATTACTTAGAGAACTGGATACATTATATATTTTACGAATTTTTGCGTCGAGACTAAGATGAATTGCCATACAGAAAAATGAGCTATCAACTAGATGTAATTCTGTAGCATGTCGCATTGTTTCATAGTAATACCAGAATGGTTTATTAATAAACTCTTGAGCAATATTGTACCATCTATCTCCTTCAACATATACGTTAATATCTGGATCAATCGTTAGAATAGAATGTGTATTCCAACTTATTAATCCGCTATTAAATCCTCCACTTGATTTCCTATGGCAAAAAATGTAAGGTATATCTTTTATTAACTCATACATTTTCATATTTTCCACAGTGTCTGGTACATAGAAATAGGTATTTCGTATACTCTTATCTATATTAAGTTGGGTATACCATATATCCGGTACGGTATTATTAAAAATATCCCAATCTCCGTTGAAATCCTGACTAAACGACCCTAATAAATGCGACGAGGTATATCCTTTTATACTTAATTCGGATTTCCATTTTTCCTTTAAATCGTGATCTGTCGCAATGTTTATTATCTTTATTGCAGAATTATCTGCGTAAAATGATTTTACGTTTTCTAATCTAGCACGTAAAGAAAACACCCCTAAATGGACTTCATCATAAATGGTTGACAAATATCTAACTGCTCCAATGATATTTACATGATCCCCCAACCCTGGGTGTGGTACGACTAAAACCTTTTTTAAAGGATACCCCTTCTGTTCCTGAATGGTTGATTGTGCTTTGCGATTCAGAATATCCTTGATACGAAACCTAGAATCGTTCATGTTTAGTATATCAATACATTTTTGCCCGATATCATCTGACGAAGCACGAACTTCATCTTGCATGTCCCAAATAGATTCATTTATGTCCTTTAATTTATCGTAGTAAAACTGGTTTTCAGCGACAATGTCTTTCAGTTGCTCATATAAAATATCATGTTCTACTTTACAGTGCTTATTACGCTCGGGGTCTTTAATTTTATCAACCTTGATATCTAGAATTGTCAATTTATCTAACGCTTCTCCAATCGATACAGGCAAGCTAATCATTTTAATAACAATCTCATCTATGTGTAAATAATGATAAGTGTATTGATATTTCCGTCTGGATCTTTAGTCGCTCAAGAGATTTATGATTCTCTAAAATTTGAAAAAGATATTGTCGTGTACGGAACAGACTATGACACAAATAATCTGTCTGCATTCTATTTCGAAAACTACATTCCAGGATGCCCAAATATTGACAACAAAGACAAAACGTTGTCATTTTTAAGAAATGTGGTAGAAACTCATTCTATAAAATACATCTATCCCGCGTTCGATAGAGTACTGGAATTCTTAAAAGATAACGAAGAACATATTGGGGCAAGCGTATTGCTTCCCAGCATAGAATCAATCCGGATATGTAATTCAAAACTTATCACTTATAATAGGTTTATGGATATTCTTCCAACTCCTATTATATATGCCAAGGAGGATGTTCAAAATTACCCGGTATACGTAAAACCAATAATAGGGTATGGATCTAGAGACCATAAAGTTGCAATGAACTACGACGATATTAAAAATATAGATCCCTCAAAATATCTCATCTTAGAAAATTTAACAGGCGACGAGTTTACGGTTGATTGCTTTACCAATGTAAATGGTAAAGTATTTGCGAATTCCAGGAAACGAATAAGAACCGTAAATGGAATGGCTATATCCAGTAAGTCTTGTGAATTAAAAGATTCAAATGATTTCGCAGCTCAGATTTCCAAAAACCTTCATATGCGCGGAGCATGGTTTTTTCAAGTGAAATATGATTCAGATAATACTCTTAAATTATTAGAAATTGCGTGCAGAGTTCCTGGATCTATGTGTACAACCCGAATGAATGGTATAAACTACCCGCATTTAACCATACTTGACAGGGAAGGGTATATCATCGACGACGTATTATATAAAAATATTGAAGTTCAATCATTCAAGATTTATAAGAATTATTATAGAACAAATATTCCGAATTTTGAAGAAGTATATTGTGATCTAGATGACACACTTATTATTCGTAATAAAATAAATACAGTTCTAGTAGAAATATTATATAGCTTCATAAACCAAAAAAAAAAGATAACCGTAATAACTAGGAATGCCAACGCTAAAGAATACATGAATTCGTTCAAACTAAACTTCTACGACGAGTTAATTTATGTTCCATGGGAGCATAAGAAGAGCCAATATATAAAAAACAAGTCTTGTATATTTATAGACGACTCATATTCTGAAAGAAAAGATGTTAATAGTGCGATTGGATGTTCTACATTTTCTCTTAGCGATATTGAATTATTTAATTTAAACAATATAGTATAATAACACTATAAATGTATATTCGCAATTTAATAAGCGACCCAAACATTTTCAATGATACAACTGATGATGGATATTTAATTGATAACAAATTTCTACAATGTATAAGATCAGACATTACTGAGTTTATTACAACAACTATCAAGGATTTACATGATAAACGTATACTGGAAATTGGTCCAAGAGAATTTATAGCAAATAAATACATTTCAGAACATAATCATGTTGATACGATTGATATTATAGATAATAATATTACAACATATGTCGGAGACATGACTACTACAACATCTATTCCAAGTGCAACTTATGATGTAGTATACTGTTTAGATGTTATAGAGCATTGTAATAATCCCAAAGGTCTTTTCGAAGAGGTAGCTCGCATATTAAAACCAAATGGTATTTTACATTTATCATCGCCATTTGGATTTAGAATTCATGGCCCAGTTCCAGACTTCTGGAGAATATCACATTATGGCTTGATTCATTTATCAAGCATTACAGGATATAAAGTATTATCAATGAATGCAATGATTGATGAGAATAGAGCCGCATTTCCGATCCATTATACATGCTCGTTTATAAAAAATCATTAAGAATTTCAAATTGATTCAATATACTGTTCAATTTTTCCCGAAATGAATGTCTGATCTGCCAGAGTCAATGATGGAGAAGATGGAATCATAGCATACTCTAATTGATCAATAGTGTTCGGAGATGAAAACTCTGCCAAATGCTTATGTTTTTGAATCTCGTAAAACATTGGTCGTGTATCAATGCCATGGGATAACATGAACTTATAAAATCTGTCGTAGTTTCCTCCAGGAATACGAATAACTACCATCCACATTCCAGTGGTTGCTAGTTGAATCGGACTTCCTTCGAAAAGTTTTACATACCGATCCCAGATGTCTCGTTTCTGCTTGATAATAGTGCCAATATCATTCAACTGGTCATACAACATTGCTGCTTGAATGTTTGTCATTCTATAATTACGACCGATGACATCATATACATACCGTTCTCCACTCATTCCATGATGACATATTTTATAAATAAATTTATATAGATCCTTATCGTGAGTGTAAAATGCTCCTCCTTCTCCCGAAGTTATAGTCTTATTTGCAAAGAAAGACACTGCAGCACACAGAGACTCTGTTCCAGTATACTTACCCTCGTATTTCTCCAGGAATGCTTCACAGTTATCTTCTACAAAAATAAGGTCTGGACGTAGTCGTTTTAGACGAGGAACATTCACTACGTTCCCAACGTTGTGAACCACAACAACTGCCGAATTGGGCTGAAGACCAAGAATATAGAACTCATTGACATTCATATTGAGTGTGTTTGGGTCCACCTCTAGAACCTCAATCATATCCTTGGGGTATTCATATAATGCGCAGTTCCAGACTGCTACAAAGACGTTGTTTGGAACATAAATCTTTTTCAATTCGGGATACTTGTATTTCAGAGACAGGTATAACAAATGTGTCGCACTTGTCCCGTTATTAGTCAGAACTACATAAGGAGTATTGAGAACTTCTTGAAGTTTAGATGACGCCTTTTCAATAAACTCTCCTTGCGAACTTATCCATCCGTCTTTCAACGCCTTACGCACAGAAGCTGTATACGGTGAAATATCTGGAGTATAAATAGGATATTTCATTATGCTTACTTTAAGTTTCATTCGTCGTATATGCTTTACGGACTGTATTGGCGATTATACATCATATGTCATTACAAATAATCCAGCCATCTAGCGGAGGATGCCAAAACTGCGTATAGTATTTTATTTCTGCCCGAGACAGTAAAGCAGCTATATAGCTAAACGAACTTTTGGATAGGACAAGGATATCTGCAAATACCAAGTCATTAAACGTATCTAATACCTTTTCATCAATATGAAATACCACATCATCAGAAGCCAAGTCCTTTAGATTTTCCAGTGTATCGCACGAATAAATATGAAATCTTAAAGGTTTTTTATGTTCCGAATGCCGGATTGAATTTAATATGTTAATATAGTGAGAATTATCGCATCGTCTAAATGAATCAAACAAATTATTTCGAATATCAAAGTCATCTGGTCTACGAATATGTATAGCAACATTCGTGTATGAACTATCAAATCTTGAAGATTTTCCAGAATAAAACTTATCCAAATAAGTTGCAAAACTCAAACTTTTAAAAAGCAAATTTATATTACGGTTACTATAAGAAATTATGTCGCCAACTTTCACTATTCTATAATCTTTAATGTCTTCTGACGAAGGGTAATTTATTTGGATTGCCATATAATCCAAAATATCTTGAAGCGTATTCTGATATTGTTTCGGAATGAAGTTGGCTGTAGGAGTTATATGATCCATTCGTTCAATATTTGTATAGACAAACTCTTTGCCGCTAATTTCTGTATACAGTATAGTTGATAATAACGATTGAAATTGTGCCCCAAATCCGTCTGTTCGCAGTTCATTTGTTAAATACCGCACAGTCATTTACAGTTACATTGACATGATTTTGTAAATGACTACCTTGAAACAAGTTTTACTTGGGTTCGGAATTGAATTTGAAAATGATAAAATTAAGATTTCTGAAAACATAAAGAAACTTAAATTTGACATTGGGATTTCAACTGAAGCTATACACACAGAGCATTGGCTAAATCACGATCCAGACGACCTGTGTGTATTTGGGTTTGAACCACTCTCCACATCAGTTGAGGCAACAAGGAAATATTATAGCCAGCCGAATTCAATGTGGAAAAATACTCCAAACATTATTAATCTGAAATGGTTAGATAATAACTTTCATATTGTTCCTATTGCTATAGGTAATACAGAAAATAATGTAATTGACTTTTTTGTTACGGATAATGACAAGGGGTGTTCAAGCATATATCCTCCTAGCAAACTTATGAAAAGCCGGCATAATATTGCTTTAGAGAAAATTATTCAAGTTCCGATCTTTAAACTTTCTGATTTTTTTGATATTCTGCCATTGGAGAGGTTTGAATATATCGAATACATAAAAGTTGACGTTCAAGGTTCTGATCTTGATGTAATAAGAAGCGGGGGCAATTATATTTCTGAAAAGGTAGTATTTGTTACTTTAGAGCCAGAAATGGATCTTTACGATGGAGCGAATAATAACAGTATCTCTCAGATGATACTATATATGAACTCAATCGGATTTGATTATATTCGGCACGAAAATACATGCGATCCTACTTTTCTAAACAGAAAGTTTGCACATTTGTCGAAAAGTATTTTCATTAAACAGTTTAATTAAACTTTACCAGCTAGCTATAATATATGATAATAACACAATGTAGAACGTGGACATTTAAACATATTTCACATTGACGATTAATAATAATTATGATTTGTCACCCCGGTATTGGTCATTGTGGCCGTTTAGGTAATGCACTATTCCAATACGCAGCTGTAAAAGGAATTGCGGCGCTTACGAACTGCGAGGCTGTATTACCTGAAGATATCAACCAACGAGTTTGGGACGGTCAAGTTTGTCAGTTGCAGAACTTTAAGATACAGGCTAAATACGTAGCACTTGATAAGCCGAATGAGATTCAAAACCATTTTCAAGAATCATCGCCACGTGTTTTTGATGAACGTGTTGCAAAGCTTCCTCCAAATACATGTATTTATGGGCATTACGAAAGCTATAAATACTTTGAGCATATAGAAGATGAGATACGGAGAGAATTTTGTTTAGTAGATTCCATCCGTGAACATGGACGACTTGCACTAAACTCTTTCAAGAGTTCAGAAGACACGCAAATAATTGGAATACATATTCGCTTGGGGGATTACGCGCACATTTATCGTCCAGCATATTCAGATGCTTCTCATTGGATACATACTTACTTGAAATCTGCGATTCAGAGGTTTAATGGCATCCGTAATAAACGGTTTATCTGCTTCACAGGTGGAAATAAGCAAGACGGACAAGATCCTTCAGACATTGCATTCGTAAAAGACTTGGTTGGCAAGTATATTCCTGCGAACAAAGTGTTTTTTAGCGAAGGAAATCCATCTATAGTTGATTTTTCAATGTTGACGCAAGTGAATCATTTGGTCGTATTGACGTTTAGCACATTCATTTGGTGGGCCGGGTTTCTAAATACGACGAACAATGCAACAATAATTGTTCCAAAGGAAGCTCAGTTTTCAAAGGATACAGATTACTGGCATCCTAAGTTTATTCAATTATAAGTTTTATGTTAAATACGAACTTATGGAATGCGCCGATTCACCAGTTCCGTACACATAGCACGGGGGTAATTTATCGGAATCTATACGACATGCCGCCGCTGCAAGAGTATTATATGGTGGAGACACGAGTTGTAAATACGGAGGTGGAATCTGATCCCGTTCTGTGAATTTCCGCAGAACAATTGTGGGTTTTCCAAGAAAGGCCGCTTCTTCCTGAATTCCGCCAGAATCCGTGAAAACGCAGAAGCAGTCTTTCAAGTAATCTAGAAACCCTCGGTGGGCTATCGGCATTACAAATTCAATACTCATTCCCTCTGTTTTTTCACGAACTAGGCGCTGCAATTCAGGATTTGGATGTAGGAACCACAAGAAACGCTTTGAAGGGTTTGCATATATGCATTCCTTCAGGTTGTGAATAAAGTCTGAAAGATACTGAATATTTTCTCGCCGATGGAATGTTATTAGAATCGTATTGCCTTGCGAAACCGTAAGATTGTAAGACTTTACTAAATCAAGAATCGTGTTTCCTACGACAAATATTTCTCCGGAAACTTTCTCCTCTTGAAGAATAGTTTTATTATGCTCGTGTGGAACTAAATGTATTGTTGCAATTCTTGAAATCATCTGGCGGTATCCTTCTTCTGGATACGGGTTTTCTAAATCGTATGTCCGAAGGCCAGCTTCCAAATGAACAACTTGTATGCGATTTTGAAATGCGCATAGTGTTGCGTAAAAAGTGGTTGCGGTATCTCCTTGTACAATGATCTTTTGAAAACCAGATATCATTGGACCTAGCTTCTCCAAAATTTGACTTCCCACTAAATCAAGCCGCGACCCAGCAGTTCCTTCAATCTTAAGAATACTTGTGTATTTCAAATCAGATTCATCCAAATGTTCATGCTGTAATATTCTAATAACATTGCAGTCCATATAATTTATTAACGGAAGAAGCTTCAAGTATTCGGGCCGAGTTCCGTAAATTATTGTGAGTGGGTTACTCCTTTTTGATTGTGAGGACTCCGCAATATAATGTGAGTCCGTGGACATGCTGGGGGCTTATTGAATTAATGTTTGTGATATCGTTTAAGCCGCCTTGTGTTATTTTACTATTAACAAGCGCTTCAACCTCATTCAGTGCAATCGTACCTTGCCCATAACCACTAATACGAGGATGGTAATCAAAAGTAATAATTAAATGCCCTCCGGGCTTGACCTGATCTAACAGGTTGTTGATGATATGTGCAGGAGAATAGCATACTTCTTCAACGGTTGACACGTTTATAACGTAGTCAAACTTATCTTTTAATTCAGCAGAATTTTTAGTTATATCGTAAATTCCAGTATTTGGTAAATTTGACGACTTAATATCGGTGTGAAAAGTTCTAGGATAAAGGCCATCTAAATCGTTTTTGAAGGAAACATGGCACCCCTCAAATCCCCACGACGTATTATGTATTTCAGAGTTGGGAGTTGCCCCTAGTTTTGCAAGAGTGTTTAGAACGTAGGGGTACTCATAAACTCTAGACCACGCACCATACTTAGAAATAGACTGATCTTCTAACGTAAGAAACCGAAAATCAATTATACTAGTCGACATTTTATAATTGATTGATATTTATAATCTGTAAATTCTATTTTAATGCCAATATCATTATTCATATAAAACAGCATGTTGCCGAACGGAAATAGTCAGGAGCATTTCCTTTATTTTAAGAACAAGATACTGGCTGGAGAGCCTTTTTCGTTGATTCGGCCGAACGACGGAGAGTACATGATCATGAACAGAATTGTCTTTAATACCCAGGATGTTTGGGGGTATGACGGAAAGGGATGTTTGTGTGAAGATCTTCACAATTCGATACGTAAGATGATCTCCCTTAAGAATGCATATGTCGGAATCCCATGTAAGGGGTGCTATAATCATATTTATCCGTGGGTTATGAATACATTTCAAATTCCATCCGATACGCTTACATACGGAAACATATTCTGCAACCTAAACTGGAGGCCATTCGTCAATATATTCTTGGAGAATAAGCTTCCGTTTCATTACATTGGCCCCTACAAGTCCAACAACTACGCTATGAGCGTCCAGTCTGTATTCCCAGTCGAAGAGCTACTTGTTCATACTTGGGATTCTAAGAAGGATTCTATTATTTGCGGAGTGAAGGATTGGGCGGCCGATAAGACTGGAATATTCATATTCTCTGCTGGACCTATCACAAAGGTACTTATACCAATCCTTGTTGAGCAGAACCCGAACAACACATATCTTGATGCTGGATCGTCATTTGATCTTTTCATGAAGGGGTCTACAAATCGAGGATACATTAATCCAAACGACTACTACACGAATATAATTTGCGATTTTCAGACAGGACATACAATCAAGAAGTAAATGAATGATATCACCGTAATACTAACGGTATACAAGCGTCCACATTGTTTAATACAGCAACTTACGGCTATTCATGCGCAAACAGTTCAGCCCAAGGAGATTCTCATATTGAAGAACTTTGTTGAAGGCGTAAGTATGCCGGAAATTCCTGCGGAACTAATGAAGAATGTCAGCATCGTGAATAGCGCTAAGAACTTTGGAGTATGGGGACGTTTCGCTATATCTCTGCTTGCCAATACTCAGTATGTGTGTGTATTTGACGACGATACGATTCCAGGCAAACGGTGGTTTGAAAATTGCATGAATTCTATGGATGTTCAGGAGGGGCTATACGGAACCGTCGGTATCCGATTCCAGGGAGACGGTTACTATTTTGTTTCGGGAGCCGATCGTATCGGATGGCCTAACCCGTGTAACGATATCATGCAAGTAGATATTGTCGGACATTCTTGGTTTTTCAAGAGGGCATGGCTTGGGTATATGTGGGAATTCAGTCCGGATTATAATCAACATCTGAAATGTGGCGAGGATATTCGGTTCTCATTTGCGCTCCAGAAGCATGGAATTCCAACACTCGTACCGCCTCATCCGCCTGGACAGTATGATCTTTACGGAAGTCGGCCAGATTTAGCATATATGTATGGCGGAGACGAAAATGCTACATCGAATCTTCCTGGAATGTTTGAAAACTTTGACAGGTTCTTTAAGATGTGTATTTCACAGGGATTTAAGCGTTTCTTGTCAACGTTTCCTGCAAGCATGGCGGTTGTTGGCTTAAAAGAGAAGCTTAGGTTCGGATTGAATAGAGTAAAGCGTAAGTAACTCGTTTTAACAGGTCCACGGCATTAGTATACAATGACCCTCTATATTTGTCCTACCAACGAGGTGACCCGTGAGAGGATCAACGCACATCTGACGACGCATAGGTATACCGACTCGGGATTTGATATTCCCATCGGAGCCTATCACGTGCCACTCTCCGTTCATACTCACTCTTTTTCGCTGGGGGTTCGTGTTGCGGCCGTAGATCGCTGTAACAACCCGTTGCCTTGTTTGTTGCTCCCTCGCTCGTCCATTTACAAGACTCGGTTCCGTATGGCCAACTCTATTGGGCTTATTGATGCTGGATACCGCGGAGAGGTTCAGGCAAAGGTGGATGTCCTGAGTTATGGCCGAGCAGACATGGATTCCCATCCTTTTGAGGACGGCGCAGATGGCTCCCGTCTCTTCCAAATTTGCCAGCACAACTTCCTACCGTGGACACGGATTGTGATTGTTTCGTCATTAACAGAGCTTCCTACGACCTCTGATACTCGTGGAGAGGGAGGGTTTGGGTCTACTGGTTCTCACACACCTAACTATACCGAGCTCAATTACGTCCGCTAAAGAAGAGGCCGAATCAGAATCAAAGAGACCGTGTCGTGAATGATGGCACCCCAATACGCAGCATAGAACGTTGTCTTAAATCCAAACACCATCGCTACAATCAACACTATGGAACGCAAAAACGTGTTCAATACTGGGTTGGAGGTCGGGAGAAGGAGGACGTTCATTTGTTATAAAATGGATTCATAATATATTTACGTTGAGTATCAAGAATGTGGAAAGTTATTCAAGGATTTGAATATGAAATAAGTGAATCTGGTGAAATACGAAGCGTAAAGTTTGATAGAAGTTTGATTACAAAATCGGACAAGGATGGATACAATCAAATTGGACTCAGGAAAGAGGGAGATCGCAAGAAATACTGGTTCAGGATACATAGACTTGTAGCTTTCGCATTCTGCAACCCTCCTCCGAATTATACTGAACTTGATGTTGACCATATTGATCGTAATCCTTCCAATAATCACTTCTCAAACCTGAGGTGGAGTACAAGAATTGAAAACAACGCAAACAGACAGAAAACGTGTTGGAAAACAAACACCACCACGGGCGAGCTTTATATTACGAAATACAGGAACGGATATATGTTGAGAGTAAACAAGTCTAGTCTTAAACACAGGTCTTGGCATAAGACTCTTGAAGACGCAGTCAATATGCGGATGTCTATTCTTTGACGGTCGCGGTCTATGCGCCCATATTCTCCGAAAATATTTTCCAAGTCATAGGTATAAACACAAAATGGGCGGTTAAACTGCTGCCAAGAGTCTTGCGAAAAGGCAAGGCTAGTCCGATGACACCTCGGGGGCAACACTATCAAACTGCGGGAAGATCCTGTCAAGTCATATCTACCACCTCCGCCTCGAAAGAGAGCGGGCGGAACCACAGGGAAACTTGTGCGGCATGGTAAAAACGATATGAATAGGGAAAATCCGCAGCCAAGTTCTAAGTCCGTCCAGGATATGAATGCAGTTCAGAGACTGAATGGTAGTGCGCGAAAGCGTAAGATACAGTCCGACCGCTCCGAAAGGAGAGTTTCAAGAGGAATTTTTACATGATGTCATCCATGTAGAAAGGAGAGCTTGAAAGCGGAAGAGAGAAAGGGAAATCTCTTCCGCGGAGTTTTGGGTTTAATGCAGCTCGTGAGCTATGGTGCGCAGGACATTTACATCTCGGGCAACCCCCAGATTACCTTCTGGAAGGTGCTGTACAAGCGCCATACCAACTTCGCCGTGGAGTCCATTGAAGTCACCTTCAACGGTCAGGCCGACTTTAACAAGCGCGTGACGGCCGTCATCAATCGTAACGCCGATCTCATGTACAAGACTTACGTCCAGGTCGTTCTCCCCCAGATTTCTCTTACAAACTCAATCTCTACGAACACGTTTGGACTCACTGGAACCCAGCAGGGTTTCCGCTGGCTCAACTACATCGGTCACCGCCTGATCAAGCAGGTTGAGGTTGAAATTGGCGGTCAGCGCATTGATCGTCAGTATGGCGACTGGATGCAGATCTGGACCCAGCTGTCTACCGATGCAGGAACGATCTCGGCGCTAGACCACATCATCGGAAACACCCACGACCTCGTGCTCCTGAAGCGCACGACCGGTCTGGATCTGGACGCGACGTGCGCCGCGAACGAGACCACGATCTCATGCGTGCCTCGCAGGGGAACACCTGCCAAGACGCTTTACATTCCTCTGCAGTTCTGGTTCTGCCGCAACCCTGGTCTCGCGATCCCTCTGATTGCGCTGCAGTACCACGAGGTCCGCATCAATGTGGACTTTGAGACGTGGCAGAACTCCATGTACTACGAGCAGGGTCTCGGCCAGCCGGGAGTCGGAGGATCCGCCCCCTCGGCTCAGTCCCTGGCCGCCGCCTCCCTGTATGTTGACTACGTCTACCTCGACACCGAGGAGCGCCGCCGCTTCGCTCAGCAGAGCCACGAGTACCTGATTGAGCAGGTGCAGTACACTGGCGCCGAGTCCATCACGAGCTCTTCCAACAAGATCCAGCTGAACTTCAACCACCCCGTCAAGGAGCTCTTCTGGGTGGTGCAGCGCGACTCGTTCGTGGACTGCTCTAACCAGAACTGGATTGCGTCGGTCGGCGGTCCTCAGCCCTTCAACTACTCCGACGACTTCAGCACGGAGGGTCTGATCATGTCTCTGCTCTCTACTGCCCAGCTCAGCCCCACCCAGGGAACCTACATCAGTGGATCTAACATGTCCGCCGCCACTGCCTTCCTCGGACAGGGTCCTTCGCAGTCGTCTTCGCTCATTGGCGCTGACACTCAGGATCTTACGGGCACCCAGGAGTTTGAGTCCGGTGTGAACTACCTGCTCGCCAAGGTGATTCTGGACTCGGGCATTCGTTGCGAGGGCAAGAACCCTATTGAGGTCGCCAAGCTCCAGCTGAACGGCCAGGACCGTTTCACGGAGCGTGAGGGTGCCTACTTCGACAAGGTGCAGCCCTTCCAGCACCACAGCCGCACGCCTTCTACGGGTATCAACGTGTACTCGTTTGCGCTGCGCCCCGAGGAGCACCAGCCCAGCGGCACGTGCAACTTCAGCCGCATTGACAAGGCGACTCTCCAGCTTACTGTGTCCATCAACACGGTGGTCGGTTCTCGCACGGCGCAGGTCCGCGTGTATGCCCTGAACTACAACGTGCTGCGCGTGATGAGCGGCATGGGCGGTCTGGCTTACTCCAACTAAACGTTGTTGCGTGGTGGTAATCAACATAAAATATAAAAACGGGGAAACCCAAAATTGAGATTGGAACTCCAAATTCAATTTTGTGATAAATATATAATGTGGGAGTTTGTTGATAAGGTGGTGTATATCAATTTGGATTATCGCACAGACAGACGCATTTCTATGGAAAAATTCTTTGAGGCCGGAAAAATTCCACAAGAGAAAGTCATGCGGTTTTCTGCAATACAACACGAAGTTGGTCCTGTTGGAGCCTATATGAGTCATATCGCAGTCGTTAAAATAGCCAAGTCTAATGCATGGAATCGGGTTCTAATACTAGAGGATGACGTTATGTGGAAAAATTTTGAGAATGACTACGAGACATTGTGTAAGCTAATAGAAAGCCAGACATGGGATGTGTGTATGCTCGGCGGAGTCTACATTGATACGACACCGCCAAAAATAAATGCTTCGTTCTCTGGATATTCGTATATTGTCCAATCTCATTACTATGACACTTTATTGTTGAATATGGAAGAAGGTTTGCGAAAAAGATTTGAGTTTGCAAACGGAATGCGACGCATTTCGTTCAGACCAAACAACAAGGCTGAGTATCTTCATAGATTGAAAAACAATTGGTATGCTTTGGACGTATACTGGATGAAACTACAGCTTCGAGATAAATGGATTGGAATGATAGAGCCGATGTGTGAGCACGATTTTAACTCGGATAGTGATGTTTCTCCGTTACGCGACCTTCACTTACCACCATACGAAATGGCGATTGTTGGTATGCAAATAAAACAATATATTGAGACTGGAAAATTATTCTGACGATGGTCTAACAATATAAGTTATTTCTGGAGACATTACGATTTTCTTGAATGATCTGCGGAACTTGTCCAACAAACAGAAATCTTCCCAAGGAGACGGTTCAAACCACATGTTATTCTCTTGAAACAATGAAGTCCTTGCGCAGAAAGATATTCCGACATTATTTTGTGAAAATTCAGTATGTTCTGGCGGAGGAATTGTTCGTTCAGAATCTTGCATTCTGAATATAATCACATCAGGCTTGTGGTCTAATTGACGATGAAACGCATCAATGTAATTTGGTAATAGAATATCGTCGTCATCTACAAATCCGACCCATCGCGTTGTTACGAGTTTAATAGCTTGATTTCGTACAGCTCCAGCACAGTTATAGTATCCCTGTTTTTGCACTGCGCAAATGGATATTCTAGCGTCGTCTGGATAAAACGTTGGCTCTATTCCGTCAAATACAACGATGGCCTTCCAGTTCGGGTCGTTCAATTTTTTGAGAGATTCAATTGTTCGTGAGAGTGTTGGTCTTCCAATCGAAGGGATTATGAAGGTTATGTAAGGAAACTCGTCGTATTTTTTTGAAGAAGTTCGTAAATAGCCGAGACTCATTCTATATTATATTAATAATGGAAAAGACGTTCGGGTTCATATTTACTAGACATGTGAATTCGGCCAAAACGAACGAATATTGGAAAGAATGTATACGATCCATTCGCAAACATTATCCTGTAACCACTCCTATTCTCATTATAGACGACAACAGTAATCGGGAGTATCTTGTAAATGCAGACATTCCTAACGTTCAAGTCATTCAATCCGAGTTTATAGGAAGAGGCGAGTTGCTAGCCTACTACTATTTCTATAAGCTAAGGCCTTTTGATAAGGCATGTATCATCCATGACTCAGTGTTCGTTCAAAAATATATTGATTTCAGCAAAATGAATGAAGACGTAAATTTACTATGGGGATTCTTTCCACATATATGCGAAGATTCTAAACATACACCCGATCTTATAAATAAATTGACTGATTCCGATACGTTAATGAGAATATATGAAGATACGAGCAAATGGGTTGGGTTGTTTGGATGTATGAGCGTAATAACACTTCCGTTCTTGGATATATTAGCCGATAAATACAATCTATTTATATTGTTGGAACATGTGAAATCTAGACCGGATAGAATCTGTCTTGAACGAATATTAGGTATATTATTTGTAACAGAAATCCCTGAATCAAAAAATAAGTTATTGTTAGGGGATATTGCGCGATTTCCATATAATTTCAGATTCAGATATGAACATTATTTAAAATGGCTTGAAATTAAATACCCCGTAAAAACATTATCGTTTCGCCCGAATTGTTCGGTTAATACCGAGTTTGATGATCATCCATTCATAAAGGTATGGTCTGGACGCTGAAATATTTTCAAGATAACCTAAAATGTGGGACTTCGTTGATAAGGTCGTGTATATCAACTTAGATCACAGGGAAGATCGGCGTATTCTCATGAAGAAGTTCTTTGAAGAAGGACAAATTCAAGCCGAAAAGGTAGAGCGCTTTTCTGCAATACGCCACAAAGTTGGGATTGTTGGATGTGCGATGGGGCATATTGCAATCTTAAAAAGAGCAAAGGCGGAAGGATGGAAAAGCGTATTGATTTTAGAAGACGATATGCAGTGGAAAGATTTTGAGAACAATTATAAAAAGCTCGAAGACCTTGTGACATCAAATACGTGGGACGTTTGTATGCTCGGCGGGTTATATATTGAAGCCACGCCTCCAAAGGTTCATATTGCAGTCTGCACAAACGCCTACATCGTCAAATCGCATTACTACGACACGTTATTGGAGAATTTTGAAACGGGACTGCGTAAGAAGCTAAATGTGAGACCCCCTAGATTTTTTGCAAAGACCGAAAAAAGCATGAAGGAATATTACGAACGAGTCAACTCAATGAATCAGTTCAATGTCGATGTATACTGGTTCAAATTGCAGTTGAAGGATAATTGGATAGGAATGATGGAACCGATGTGCGACCAAGCACCTACCTACAGCGATATATATAACGAAGTCGTGGTTCACCAAGAATTTGATAAGGAACGATTACGCGATGCGGTAAACGATATGAAAAGATTGATTGCTACAAATCAATTATAATGGAAGAACTTGCATGTAATTACGTGGGATCCTTTGGTCTTTTGAGATCATGTCATCGTCGTTCACCAACTCCGATTTCGGATTTTGACGGGTTAGATCCGAATTGGTATTTGGATCTATTTCCGAATTGCGTTGTTCATGTATGCCCGCAAGCTCTTCCGAATTTCGTAAAGAAGGTTCTCCCGTCCATTTCTGTTCCATTCAAGCTTTTGACCAACAATTCGGATGTAACGTTGCCGAACGATTACGTTTCCGAATGTAACGTTATTCTATCCAACTCAAAGTTGGTAAAGTGGTTTTCTCAAAATTGGGTAGAGAATCATCCGAAAGTTGAAAGGATTCCGATTGGAATAGATTATCATACTTTACGCCCCTCTTCAAAACCAAAATACGCATGGTCGGTTCCAGAACAAACGAGCTGGGGACTCAAGAAAATGGCGATAGAACAAGAGCGTCAACTTATGTCTATCAAGAACTCTTCGACGCATACGGAATTAAAGGCTTACGCAAACTTCCAGTTCCTGATGTGGACTCGCTATGGAAAAATAGACAGAAAGGATGCGATAGAACAGGTTCCGAAAGATTTGGTGTTTTACGAACCTGTGAAAACTACACGGGACGTTTGCTGGAAAAATATGGGGAAGTGCGCATTCGTTCTGTCTCCCCACGGAAACGGCCTGGACTGCCACCGCACATGGGAAGCACTGTGTTTGGGATGTATTCCAATCGTGAAGACATCAGGGCTAGATCCTCTGTTTGCAGATCTACCTGTATGGATCGTCCAATCGTGGTCTGATGTAACAGAAGAAAATATGCGTTTGAAATTGGCAGAGTTCATGTCACGACCGTTTGCGTTTGAGAAGTTGACGCTCGGATACTGGCAATCAAAAATCTTCGCATAGAACAAATGCCTCACACGACTCGTAAGATTGGGTCTCGGCGCCAAGTTATGAATGGGAATGCGGAAAAGACGAAGGGCGGTCTGACGAAGAAGAACCTCAAATACAACAAGTGGGGTCGCATCGTCTCCGTCAAGAAGAGCAAGATGGGACACAAGCTCGGTTAAAATGTTATACTTGCGCCTATATTCCGAAAGAAGTGCGTCGGTATAACTTCACTTATGATCGCATGAAACGGGTAATGGGCGGCTCTTCCTCGGGTCAATTCTAGCATTCTGAGTTTGAGTTCGTCTTTCGGGAGATTGTATGGATACTGTGAATCGTCCCAGACATTTGGATGAGAGTCTAATGCTGGAAGCCACGTGTAATTGAAGAACTTTATGTATGCTAACATAAGACGAGGTGTTGTCATCCAGTAATTATGGAAAATACAAGGCATAGTATCTAAGGCATTTTTATATTCTACTTTACGAGACAGAACGTTATATTTTGGCAAAGTGTTCACTTTGATTCCTACGCGAACACATGTATCAGTAAGAATCTTACGGAAATTTGGCAAGGTATCAGCATGCGAACTCTCGTAGGTCCGGAATGACACAACATCGCCGTCTGAAGTGTTTACCAAGTTTGAGATCTTCTCCATAGTGGAAAATGGGGGATACATCAACCTCGCAGGCAGCTTGTAGGACAAAGTGCCAACATAGTCACATTCTTTCCATTCATCGTAAAGTTTCATGAGTTCAGACTGATACATGACAGACTCCATCAGATAGTTCTGAGACTCTTTGGGGATACGATATATGCGAGCCCACGAATACTTACTGAATTCAGAGTTCGCGAGTCTTTCGGTTTCATCGTTATGGCAGAGAATATAGATAATGCGAGACCTCATTATTATTTACCTTCATAAAATCAATGAAGGTGCGTTATTCAGCGCGCGTAGATTCGGATGTCAAATATTCCAACCAAGCATTTTTGGATCTGCTTCAAATCTATTTGGCGGATCCGGACGGATGGGCTGGAAAGGGGTATGAGTTTGAGTATCATCCGAAAGCGAAACTAAAGATTCGCCTGTCGTCTCCTGCAACGATAACAAAGGAATGTGGACTTCCTGGAAACTTATCGTGTGCGGAACTTGGCGGAAACAATATGTATTTGAACTTTGATAGGTGGTTAAAGGGTTCAAAAGCAAGTAAGTTGGACCGGGATTCTTACAGGCAATACATGGTGTCGCACGAGATGGGACATATACTTGGACACGAACACGAGAAGTGTCCCGGTAAAAGCAAGCCTGCTCCAATTATGCTTCAGCAGACGCTGGGATTGAAGGGGTGTCGCAAGAACACGAAAGTCTTTTAAACGAACTGGCCTTAATCACAGAAATGCCGGAGTATGTCGTGGAGGCCAAGACGGTTCAGACTGGAGCCATACGCACTCTGAAGGAGGCTTTGAAGTGTATTCTTGTTGAGATGAGCCTCATTTTTGACAAGGACGGAATCCGAATGGTTGCGATGGACAATACTCGCACTGTCCTCGTTCATCTGCGCCTTTACGCTGATAAGTTTGAGAAGTTTTCGTATACCCATTCTTCCCCAAAGCTCGTGATTGGCGTGAACACGGATCACCTCTATCGCATCATCAAGACTGCCACGAACGATGATACTGTTACGTTCTATATTGAACAGAATGATCCCAACACTCTCGGTATTCTTCTGGAAGACGGTGAGAAGAAGCAGGTGACTCGGTATAAGCTCAACCTACTGGACCGAGATGAACCGGACATTCAGTTGCCCGAGACAGAGTTTGCGACCCACATCACGATGCCTTCGCTCGACTTCCAGAAGATTTGCAGGGACATGACTCTGCTTGGCGCCAAGACGGTGGAAATTAAGAACGTGGGCCCTTCCCTGACGTTTTCGTGTAAGGGACACTTTGCCTCTCGCACGACTGTCATGGGGGATTCGGAGAACGAGTTCAGTATTCAGAAGAAGGAGACCGATGAGATTGTTACGGGAACGTTCTCGCTCCCACACCTTGTTCTGTTCACCAAGTGCACGAACCTGTGCAACAATTTGGAAATCCATATGAAGAACGACTGGTTCCTTATGATTCGGTATGTGGTTGCCAATTTGGGAGACATTAAACTGTGTTTGATGCCTTGCTCCACTTAACGCCCGAGCTGCTTCGTATCGTAAATGAACGACTTGAATGTGCCCATACCCATCACATCAACATCGTCTTTGTTTTTGCCAAGCATCTCATAACATCCCTTGTCGGAATTACATGTGCGTCCATCGTATTTCACGGGGAGTTTCATGTTTCCGTTCATGGTGTAGTATTCCCATAAAGTAGAGGATTTCGGGGACGGACGTCCGAACAACGGGAGCATACTGCTTCCGTCGTTTAAGACGCCAACCTGCTGATAATTGTAATCTCGACCGAACAAATAGGGGTTCTCGCGCTCAGGAGGTTTGTAGGGATCGCTGTATACATCAAAGGGGTGTTTGCGTACCGAATCAAAGTGCACGCCTCCTTCTTTCACAACGACAGTTGATCTTCCTGAAAATATGAATAGAACGACGATCACCAACAACCCTAAAACTAGGAGTGTTGTTGTGTCAACGCTTTTACGTGCCATTATTCTTCGGCAAGTAAAACATGTTCGGCGTGGATCAAAAAAAATGAGACGGTCATATAAACAAAATGCCCGTAACGAGTGTTTATCGCATTGGAGGCGGTTCCAGTATTACAACCGATAATTCGGCATCATTGGCGGCTCAGTCGGCTGCAAATGGAGCTCTGTCTTCAACCCTATCAAGCGCTGGAGTCACGCTGACAGGAGCGGGGTTGGGCGTTTCCACTGGCCTCAACGTGACTGGGAGCACTACGTTATCTGGTCTTACGGTCCAGAACGTTCTTGTAGCTCCTAGCATCGGGATTAGTGGAGGAACTACCAACTTTTTTAGTTTGATGAACATTAGTGGCACTAATCAAGCTGGTACCGTGACGCTTGCCGCGGGAGGATTCACTGTTCCTAATTCGGCGATCACAGCAAATTCAGTGGTCCTTCTTAGTTCAAGGAACGCGGCTGTTGCTGGTCTATACGTTGTCAATAATCCTTCGTCTGGTTTCACGATTAGTGGAGCAGCTAGTGGATCAGTTAATTACTTTGTTGCCAAGTTTTGAGCGTCCGTCCATCCGAAATACCGCTTCAAATACAGGACAATCAGAGTGCAGGCAATGACATTCACAATACCTGGATTCAGGTCTTCGTGCTCTTCATCAAAGTTTGTACTGAACAGGTGATCTAGAAAATTAGGCGAAAAGTTGACTTCAGGGTTCATGTGGTGTCTTAAATGGTCCTTTGAGCCAAGAATGGAGTAATTGTAAATGTGGTAAGACGTGTAGGTCATAGAAAGCAAGAGGATCACGCTGAAGGGAATGATCCAGTCGTTAAACAGAGTTTGGAAGAGGAGAGGGAAGAACATGAAGTAGACGAATTCAAGAATACATTCCAACGTGAGTTCAAGCCATCGCGGAAGACCTGCTTTTTCATGATGTAAATTCAGGTGAAAATTGAGAGGACCTGGGAAAAGATGAAGAAACCTGTGCGAGAAATAGTAATTCAAAGCCATAAGTCCGCCTCCGAGGAGAGCCGACATTGGCGTTCTGTCCGGAAACGTAACTATAACCGCGCAAATGCCGAAAGCGGCGATTGCGTGGCTATAATGTTCAAGGAAGTCCTCTACCTTCATATTGTATGTTCGGCTCAAATTTCAATCTTGATTCGTGCGTAGAATCAACGATGGAGGTGGCTGCGTATGCTTACTTCTGGCCCACGTATGCGACCGGCGCTTTTTGCGTAGCTTCTTACTTGATATTCACGAAACTGGTTCTGTATGTCGTTTGCTTGTGTCTCTACTACCTTGTGCCAAGACCTATTATGGAAGACGCAGTCCGACACATCATTGAGTTCTTCCGTGAACTCTTTTCTGGCGGAGTTTCAAAAATTGAAAAGAATATTCGCAAGACCTTCCAAATTCACGTGAACCATCCCATTCCCAAAAAATCCATAAATGTTTGGCACCCACACGGTCTTCTTGCCATCACTCCGGGTATCCACAATTCCTATCGCATTACCGGGAAGGATTACACGCCGACAAAGTTTGCGGTCGCGAATATATTCCACCTGTTTCCGTTCGTCCGAGACTGGATGCGGATAACGCACACTGTATCGGCCGATTACTCTGAAATCAAAAAGACGCTGGAGTCTGACTCTGTGTCCATCGTTCTTGGTGGTGCAAAAGAGATGTATTTGTCAAGCGGAAAGAACCTCAAACTTGTCATAAAAGAGCGCACAGGCGTATTTAGATTAGCTCTTGAAACAGGGACTCCGTTAGTTCCAATCATGACATACGGAGAGTCGGAGCTGTTTCCGACGCTGGACAATCCACTGTATTCGTGCTTCCGCGAATTCCTTTACGATGTTTGGAAGATTCCTATGCCGATACCGACGATGGAATCTGTGAGGAACTGGCTCTCGCTTTGGGACGGTCCTTTGCCGACTGTAAACACATATACCGGCAAACCAATCATAACGAAAAAGATCGTAAACCCAACACAATCACAAATTGATGCATTGAGGTGGCTGTATATACGACGGGTAAAGGATCTATTTGTAGCGACAAATAATGGCGAGTATACGCTTGAAATTACTTAGGGCGTGATTTGTGGGCCGTATAGGTAACATCGTCTCCTACCTTGAACGATTTCATATTCGGGGTTATCGCAGATCTATCGTGGACTGCGGTTGTTGTATTCCAAATTTTGATGATGGAGAACGGCCCTTTCGGAGATACGGTGATTCCTGCAAGAGTCTCTTTGCGTGTCGTCAGAAGACTGTCCGTGATGCAGTGGATCATCATGTCGACGAACGTTTCGTACATGGTTCCAGCCTCAACCTTCTTAGACCAAGATCCGCCTGCCTCGTGCTCTGGCGATTCCCAGATTGGAGGGAATCCCTTGCGCATGAAGAAGAACATCCCGGATTCCCACGCCTCTTTGGGAATGGAGTCCACGACGGACCAGAACTGTTGAGGAGTGGAAACGTCTGCCACCATGACGTAACTCCCCAACGAATAGTCCTTGTTCTCGGGATCGTGATACCACAACATCCAAGAATACTGGAATCTTGTGGTAGCAACTTCCGCCTCCATTATACTATATACTCTTGCCTTTGCCGTAAGTCAAAAACGAAATTCGTTTTCAAGGAACATCTACAATCAATATAAGGATGGGTATTACGGTCGCGCACGTTTATGCTTTGCGCATGTATCCGAAACTCACCCTACCTCAGGTTGTGCAGAACAATATTGCAAAGCTCCGGAACACGCCAATGGCATTCAAGCCGTTTCAGAAGCCGGCACACGTTCCTCGGAAGCACGGTCCAGCAACAGACAATTGGAGAGAGCGCGTCCTTGTGGATATTGTGCGGCGAGTCAAAGAGCGCGAGGATCCCGAGTATTCGGATCTCTTCAGCATCTTCAATAAGGTTGCAGTATCCAACATGGAGAAGCTGTCCAACGACGCCGTGGAGAAAATCAACAAACGCGACGAAACGTTTCGGCTGCGAATCGCCACTCTGCTGTTTGACAAGGCGATCACTCAGCACGCATATGCTTCCGTGATGGCAGAGATGTCAAAGCGGATCGTTGCCCACATTCCAGACATGAAAGAGGATATTCAGGCTCAAATCTCCATGTTCCCGAAGCTATACAATTTGACCGAGACGCTGACATTCCCTTCCAGCATAGAGCCGGATTTCGACAACAAGGTGATAGAGTGGATGAGGCAGAAGGAGAAGCGCAAAGGGTATGCGAAGTTCATGATGGAACTCTGTGTGAGAAATTTGGTGAGTGACGAGTGCGTGAAGTCTAGTCTTCAGGGTGTTCTGAAAGAACTCGCGCACTTGATTCGGCAGCCAAAAACGGAACAGATTGAAGAGAATGTTGGGCAATTCGCAGTGTTCATCTACGAGTGCGTGAAGCTGTCAACGTCTCCTGTTTTGAAAACATATATGTCTGAGCAGCTAAACGCAATTCTGACGCACCCACGCGAATGGGCTCCGTCTCTTTCGGCTCGGAGTCGGTTCAAGCTGGAGGATGCGTTCAAACTTGTTCAATAAGAGGATAACAATAAACAAATGGCCCTACCCTCTGCAAGCGTTCTTCTTCGCACGGCTCAGGTCGCGATGGAACACGACAAGCCCATATATTTGGATTACTACCGTCCGAGCGTGGAGAAGACGTGCTGCCTAGGCGTTCAGGGAACCACAAAGTATCTCGTAAAGTCTGATGACGAGTATACGTCTACGATTGAGAACGTTTTTAAGTGCGAGACGTGCTATATTGTCATGACGGAGAACTCGTTGTATATCGTCTCGGCGGACATTCCCATCAAGAAGATTCTTGCGCCCTCTCCTGAGTCATCCGAGTAATTACCGACGACGAGTTCCACGCTTGCGACCCCCGTGAAGCATCTTACGGGTCGCCTTGAGTTGGGCCATGAGCTTGCGCATACGAATCGCAGGTGCCGAATCCGCGGTAGGTGCTCGCGCGAGCGCCTTGCGAAGCTCATACTCCGCCTTCATGGCGGCATAGGCGGCCTCCTCCTTCGCCTTCTCCTCCGCCTTCTCCTTCTTTCCGAGTGCAGTTGGTCCAGAACGAGTACGACGAGGCATTTTATATATTGAACGCACGTTTTTTTTAGACGCGACTGCTGTTTAAAAAGACTGCGCATCCACTCAATAATGGAGCTTGCATTTCCGCCTCCCCACTACGTGCTCTTTGAACCGCTGGACGACTACAACACCCTGCTTGAATGGTG